ACCTACATTACAAAGGTGAGGAGCGTGACTACTACCTTGTTGCGGATGAGTTCGACCAGCAACGGGTGACAGCCAAGATGAAGAAGGACTCGGTGGTGTTCACGTTGGCGGAGGTTGCGGAGGTGATGGAAGCAAAAAGCCTGGCAGACATCAGGAACCTGAAGGCAGCGTTCCCGACGTCGAAATTACAGAACGTGACGTTTAAACATGATGCCGGAGACATCAATGATGAAATCCCTTTCTAACCTACCCAAGAAGTATTACCCGAAGGAGAAGCCGAAGATCAGGAAATACTCTGTGATTCCTGCTCGCGCCGTCCAGGATGAATCATTGCATCCGACATCGCTTCATGTCCTGGCGGCTCTTGGTCTTCACACCAATGCAGTCGGAGTGTGCTGGCCTTCCACGTTGACGCTGGCCCTGCACATTGGTAAGGCAAGAGTCACGGTGTCACGGCACATCAGGAGGCTGCTTGATAAAGGCTACATCCGAAAGCTAGACCCGAAGAAGTACCCTGGTCACATCGTGCAGCAGGGACGTCGCAAGACAAACAGGTATCAAGTGTTGTGGGAAGGTAAAGATCCATTGCCGAGCCGGGAAGAGTTCTGGGCGCCACGTCCGAAGGTGGCTGAGGTCGACTACTTTGTGAAGGACGGCAAGATAGAAGTCGACAATGCAGACATAGATAAAAGACAGGGGGTCTGGGGGAAAGAATCGACGGAATATCAATCACTAGCACAAGCGTTTAGGAGCGCGGTCGAGCGCAGCTGCGGCATCCATCGACTGCCTGAACCGAGCTATCAAGCAGCAAAAGCCCTTTGGAATCAAGGAGTTACGGTTGATCAGGTCAAGGATCACACCGTTGCATTTGTACACCAGGCGCTCAAGGCTGGACGCACTCCGCCATTGACTCTGGATCAGGTTGCGAAGTGGGCAGGGCTGTACAAGAAATGACCAATCTGTTCAATAAATGCGCACAGTTATCCACAGGTTTGATAACCCCCTATAAATCAATAACTTACGGAAGGGGTCATGTCGCGTAATCCTTATTATGTTAAAACTTGTGCGCTGCACAATCGCCTGGGGTGTGGGCAAAAATCCTGGCCGCAGAAAAGCGGTATACGCCCCCCTCCCCCCTGCGCGCTGTATGGGGGGATGTCTCGCAAAATTATTTCGACTTTCGCTGGAGGAAAGCATGAAGGATAAAATCAACCCGCCGCACTACCAACGCAACGGCATGGAGTGCATTGACGCAATCAAGGCTGCGGTTCAGAACCTTTCTGGAGCCGAGGCGTATGAAACTGGATCAGCGATCAAGTATCTCTGGCGCTGGAAAGAGAAAGGCGGTAAGGATGATCTCAACAAGGCGAAGTGGTTTATCCAGGACATGATCGCTGACATTGAAGAGGTCGAGTATCAGGAAGAGCTTCAGGCAGAGGCGACGCTGCTGGAAATAGCGAGGAAGCTATGACAAAGAAGATGACGACGCGCCAGGCCCGCAAGGCGTTGGTGTATGGTAGCGATAGTGAAAAAGACGCGGTCAAGCAAGAGCTAGCAGCCATTGGCGCGTCGAACATTACTGATGTGCTGCAATGGACCGAGTCAGGGGCAATGGCGCTGCTTAGATCAAGCGACATCCCCATGCACGTCCAGAAAGCAATCAAGAAAGTGAAGGTGACGCCAAACCAGTACGGCAACGCAATTGAAGTTGAGATGCATGACAAGCTATCAGCCCTGCGCGTCCTAGCAAGACATCACGGTTTGATGGAACCCAATGCGGATAGTGATAGTCGGCCCAGCGTGATTGGCATCAACATGACAGGCCCAACAGCAACAACCTATGAGGTGATAGAAGATGGCACGACAGAACCAGGACAAGAGCCAGAGGACGAGCCAGAAGAGAAGAGCCAGGACGACCAGCAAAACTTATTCTGATCAGGTCGGCGGGCTAGATCTTGATTTTTCTTCCGCGCCGACAACCTGGAACTTCCTGAACGACGATTCGTTTGTGCGCGGCCTGATGGGGCCGGTAGGATCGGGCAAGTCATACGGCTGCGCCGCTGAGATCATGCTGCGCGCCGTGAAGCAGCCACCGTCGCCGAAAGACGGCATCCGCTATTCTCGGTTCGTGATTGTGCGTAACAGCTACCCTGAGCTGCGCACCACAACCATTAAGACCTGGCTTGAGCTATTCCCGGAGAACATCTGGGGTCCGATGCGCTGGTCACCGCCGATCAGTCACCACCTACGCTTACCGAGTCGCGGGGATGCCCACGGCATCGACTGTGAGGTGATCTTCATGGCACTTGATCAACCAAAGGACGTCAGGAAGCTGCTATCGCTAGAGCTGACCGGCGCTTGGGTCAACGAAGCCAGAGAGTTGCCGCTAGCTGTCGTGCAAGGTCTGACACACCGGGTCGGTCGATTCCCGACCAAGTCAAACGGCGGATGCCCTTGGCGCGGTATCTGGATGGACACTAACCCGATGGACGATGACCACTGGTGGTATCGCCTATCGGAGAAAGAGCCGGTGCGCGGCAAATACAAGTGGGAGTTCTTCAAGCAGCCAGGCGGAGTCATTGAGACGCTACCTGATAATCCTGGCGGCATACCGGCAGCTGGTAAGTTCTGGAAAGTGAACCCGGTTGCTGAGAACATCCAGAACCTACCGCCTGGCTACTATGATCAGCAGCTCGGTGGCAAGAACCTGGACTGGATTCGCTGCTATGCCGGCGGTCAGTATGTGTACGTCCAGGAAGGGCGTCCGGTCTGGCCAGAGTATGATGACTCAGTCATGGCAGCAGAAGACATTCAAGTCGACCCGACGCTCCCAATCCACATTGGACTCGACTTTGGTTTGACACCAGCTGCGGTCTTTGGGCAAAGGATGACATCGGGTCGCTGGAATATCCTCAAGGAAATCGTGACCGACGATATGGGGTTGGAACGGTTTGGTTTGATGCTCCTCAATGAGATCAATGTGAATTATCCGAAGCAGGACATTCTAGTCTGGGGCGACCCTGCTGGCCAGAAGCGTGATGAAATCTTTGAGGTGACTGCGTTTGATCATCTGAGAACTCTGGGACTCAACGCCAGGCCGACAGCATCGAACGACTTTCAGGTGCGTCGAGAAGCGGGAGCCATGCCGATGAACAGGTTTATCGACAAACGTCCAGGGCTGCTGGTCCATAAGGATTGTCACCGGCTACGCAAATCCCTGGCTGGTGGTTATCACTTCAAGCGTGTCGCAGTTGGTGGAGGGACCGAAAGATTCAGAGACGCACCAAACAAAAACGAGCATTCGCACGTCGGCGACGCATTCGGGTATCTGCTGCTTGGCGGCGGAGAACATCGAGCCATGACCAGGGGATACGGCGGCAGATATGGAGCAGCCGGTTCACAGCATCAAGCACAGGTGGACTTTTCGCTATGGTAGAGCCGCAAGTCATGCAGGACATGGTCAATATGGATGGGCTAATCTTCCTGCCGTTTAGCTCATCGCACTTAGAAAGGATCGGCCTGGCGAAGGAAGACCAGGTCGTCTTTGAGTCGCTAAGAGACATTGACGAGCGCCTCGGGTCCATTGAAGAGTCTGGCTGCGCATGGACTATCTTTTATCAAGGAAACCCGGCGCTTTGCTATGGATTTGAGTACAAATGGGATGGCGTCATTGAAGCCTGGCTGCTGCCAGGTAACGTCTCTTTGCGACACGGTGTTCTTTTAAGTAGAGGCGCAAGGCGATTGTTTGATAAGATTGGACCATATCTCGGTTTACATCGTTTGCAAATTGTAGTAGATGTCAACCGCGAGAAGGCGGTTCAGTGGGCCAGGTTCCTGAAATTTGAGAGGGAAGGTCTGATGAGGCGATACGGCCCCGAGGGTCACGACTACTATATGTACGCGAGGTTATATACATGAGTGGATTGTTCGGCGGCGGTTCCCCTAAAGCGCCAGACACTTCAAAACAGGAAGCGATCCAGGAAAAGCAAGAAGCCAGGGTTGCTGCGCAAGAAGCCGAGGAGCAGCGCCGACTTGCTGCGCAAGTGCGCGCCCGTCAAACTGGCGGAACTCGATCACTACTTTCTCCCGAGCGTGAAGATGCGCGCAAGGGGCTAACCACTAAACTAGGAGCATGATATGGGATTCGGAGGCGGAAAATCTTCACCACCACCTAAGCCAGAGCCGGTTGTAGAGCCAGAGCCAGAAAAGCCAACAAAGCGCCAGCAGGATGACTCTGCTGCATTGCGGGCGCGCCGTCGTAGACCAGCGACATCGCTGTTGTCACCAGAACGTGAAGGTGCGCAACAGGGCTTGCCTCGGAAACTGAGCGGTGGCCAGTAAGGTCAACGAGGCCGGCAACTATACCCAACCTGGGATGCGTAAGCGGATGTTTGAGCAGATCAAGTCGTCAAACGTCCAAGGCACTCCAGCTGGTAAGTGGTCGGCCAGAAAAGCTCAGCTACTGGCCAAGAAGTACAAGGCCAAGGGTGGCGGGTATACGTCGTGAAAGAATCGCAGAAGTCGTTGTTTAAGTGGACAAAGCAGAAATGGCGAACAAAGTCAGGCAAGCGCAGCTCGGACACAGGCGAGCGTTACCTCCCGGAGAAAGCGATCAAAGCGTTGTCTCCACAGGAATACGCAGCGACAACCCGCGCCAAGCGCAAAGGTGGTGGGGTTGGTTCTTCTGTCCCGCAACCAGACAAGATTGCATCCAAAGTAAGGAAGTACCGTAATGCGTAAGGAACACAAAAATCCTGACGGCGGTTTGACTGAAGCTGGACGTCGTCACTTTGAAGCGAAGGATGGCGGCGATCTCAAGCGTCCGCAGCGCAAAGGCACTGACGGTCGCCGGGTATCGTTTGCTGCTCGGTTCTCTGGCATTAATGCCAAGATGAAGAACGAAGACGGCAGTCCAACTCGATACGCTCTAGCGTTAAAACGCTGGGGCTTTTCATCACCCGCAGAGGCCCGCGCTTTTGCTAAACGAAACAAACAGGAGGCTTGATATGCCAATGACTGAGAAAGGTAAGAAAATCAAGACTGCCATGATGAAGAAGTATGGCAAGAAGAAAGGCGAAGGTGTCTACCATGCGTCAGCGAAGAAAGGCACTATCAAAGGTGTAGAGAAGAAAGGATATTGACATGGGCCGTATGACACCAGGCGAGATCCTGAAGCGTCAGGAGAAAGCTGACGCACGAAAGGAAAGCTGGCGAACCATTTACGAAGAGTGTTATGAGTTCGCGTTGCCGCAACGTAACCTGTACACAGGACACTACGAAGGCAAGACGCCTGGTCAGAACAAGATGGCTCGGGTGTTCGATTCAACTGCGATCAACTCAACGCAACGATTTGCCAACCGCATTCAGTCAGCATTGTTCCCGCCTTACAGAGCATGGTGTACGTTGACTCCAGGTAATGACATCCCCAAGGATCGTCAGCCTGAGATCAGGCAAGCTCTTGAAATCTACTCTGAAAAGATGTTTGACGTTATCCGCCAGACAAACTTTGACGTGGCGATCTCTGAGTTCCTGATGGATCTATGCGTAGGCACAGCCGTCATGCTAATTCAGCCTGGCGATGAAGATGCACCTGTTCGCTTTACTCCTGTGCCGCAATACCTTGTCTCCCTGGAGGAAGGGCCATACGGCTCGGTCGACAACGTCTATCGTAAGATGCGCATCCGCGCAGACGTGATTCAGCGTCAGTGGCCAGATGCGGTGATCCCTCCGCAGCTGCAAGCACAGATTGATCGCAAGCCAGAGGCTGAGATCGAGCTGATCGAGGCGACTGTCTACAACGATGAGATCGAAGAATACTGCTATCACCTGATCCATCCGAAGCACAAGGAAGTGGACCTAGTCTATCGGACCATGAAAGTTTCACCTTGGGTCGTCGCTCGGTTCATGAAAGTGCCAGGTGAGGTTTATGGACGTGGACCATTGGTCACTGCGTTGCCAGACATCAAGACACTGAACAAGGTTGTTGAGCTGGTACTCAAGAACGCATCACTTGCTGTGTCAGGTGTATATACAGCAGCTGATGACGGCGTACTGAATCCTCAGACGATCAAGATCATTCCTGGGGCGATCATTCCGGTTGCGCGTAACGGTGGGCCGCAAGGCGAATCGCTGCGTCCATTACGCACAGGTGCTGACTTCAACGTCTCGCAGCTAGTGCGCAATGACCTGGTGATGTCGATCAAGAAGATGCTGTTCGACGACTCCCTGCCACCTGACAATATGTCAGCCAGGTCAGCAACCGAAATCGTGCAGCGCATGAAGGAGCTGTCGCAAAACCTAGGCTCGGCATATGGCAGATTGATCACAGAGGCAATGACCCCAATCGTGCGTCGCGTATTGTCTGTGATGGATGAGCGCGGGATCATTGACTTGCCTTTAGAGGTCAATGGCCTTCAGGTCAAGATCGTTCCAACATCTCCACTTGCTCAAGCTCAGAACATGGATGATCTAGAGAAGGTCTTGCAGTTCGGGCAGATTGCACAGCAATTCGGTCAAACCGGAGCGGTGGCTGTAAAACAGGAAGCGATGCTTGATTATGTCGCTGTCAAGATGGGCGTCCCGCAAGAATTACTCAATTCACCGGAAGAGAGAGAGGTCATCATGGAGCAAATGCAGCAAGCAATGATGGCACAACAGGCAGCAGCAGCCGGTCCACCACCAGAGGGAATGTAAATGGAAGGATGGGATTCAATGCGGCCAGCGGATAACTCCGGTCTGGCCAAGAGCAAACTCGCACAAGATGAACTAGACATTGTCTTTGTTCGTTGTTTTTCAACAGAGGCTGGGGCAGAAGTTCTGGCCTATCTACAATCGATGACCATTGATCAGCCGTCCTGGTATCCAGGCGAAGACCCATCACATGGGTTTGCGCGTGAAGGCCAGAACAGTATTGTGCGAGAGATCTTGCGTCGTTTAGAAAGAGGAAGAAACCAATGAGTGATGAAGCAGTCATGGACGCACCGGCTGAAGAGTCAGGTTCGCTATTAGCTCCAGAGGTTGGAAGCAAAGAATCCGATCAACCGGCAGAGATGCCACACCTTGAGCAAACAGAAGAGCATCAGGCTGACGACGCCATTGAGTGGGGCGACCGTCCAGACTGGATGCCAGAAAACTTTTGGAACGATTCAGATGGACCGGATCTTGAAGGTCTGTCTAAGTCATACAATGAGTTGCGATCAAAGTTTTCACAGGGCCAGCATAAAGCGCCGAAGGACGGCAACTACGACACCAGTTCACTCAAGGATAACGGGGTCACTGATGATGATCCTATGCTCAAAGATTTTATGTCTTACGCAAAAGACGCTGGCATGAGCCAAGACCAGTTCAACACGTTGACCAGTATGTATATGCAGCACATGGGGCAGCAGTTTGAGCAGATGGAAACAAACGCTGAGGCGGAGCTGGCCAAGCTCGGGCCAAAAGCTGACAAGCTAATCAAGAGTACCAATCAGTGGTTGGGCAAGATGGCATCGTCAGGTGCGATGACTGAAGATGAAGTGGAGGCTATGGTTAAGCTGGGATCAACCGCAGCCGGAGTCCGCGCACTGAACAAGATCCGCGAGTCATACGGTGAGCGCACAATCCCTGATGTAACGGTCCAGGAGTCAAACCAGTACACCCGGGCCGAGCTTGATGCGATGGTTGGTGATCCACGATACAAGACAGATCCCGCCTATCGGGAGAAGGTCGAAGGTCTGTTCATGGAAATGTACGGATAACGTATCACCTGGGGGACTCATACGTCCCCCAATCTCTTTTCCCCTCTAGCTTTTTTGTTATATTCCAATCAACCGACAACTCTTCTTGAGCCGGTCACCTGATCAATGCGGCCCGCCTTGGACAACCGACACAGGTTTTACCCAAAAAATTTGTAACATGAGGAAAGGAAACAATGGCAGTTTCTATCAATAATGCCTTTGTCACCCTGTTTGACTCAGAGGTAAAACAAGCGTACCAGGGACAGCGTCTCCTGGCTGGTGTTACCCGCGAGCGTTCAGGTGTAGAAGGTTCGACAGTTAAGTTCCCTAAGATTGGTAAGGGTTCAGCAACTATCCGCGTTCCACAGACAGACGTCACTCCACTCAACGTCACTTACTCACAAGTGACTGCGACAATGGAAGACTACATTGCTGCGGAATACTCAGACATTTTTAACCAGCAGAAAGTCAACTTTGACGAGCGTCAAGAGCTTGTACAGGTTGTTTCAGGTGCTATCGCACGTCGTATGGACCAGGTGGTTCTCGATGCGTTGACAGCAGCGTCTTCTCCATCAACAGTTGCAAACACAGTTGTTTCTTCTGGGTCGCCAGCTGCTTCTGACTTAAACGTCGGTAAGTTGCGCGCTGCCAAGAAGGCGATGGATGCAAAGAACGTACCAGCTGAAGGCCGTACTATTCTTGTTCACGCGAACAGCTTGTCTTCACTCTTGAGTGAGACGCAAGTAACTTCATCTGACTTCAACACTGTTAAGGCGTTGGTCACTGGTGAAGTGGACACGTTCCTTGGCTTCAAGTTCATCACTCTTGGTGATCGTGACGAAGGCGGCTTGGCAATCGACGGTTCTTCTGACCGTACATTGTTCGCTTTCCACCGCGACGCACTTGGCCTTGGTGTTGGCATGAACCAGACATCTCGCGTTGACTACATCCCTGAGAAAACTTCTTTCTTGGTTGCGTCAATGTTCTCAGCTGGTGCGGTAGCGATCGATGACGAAGGTATCGTCCAGATCACTTGCCGTGAATCATAAGGAGGCTTGAACAATGGCATACTCAATCACAGGCTTACAGCCTATCGGCGGTCAAGCAAAAGCTGGTAACGCACCACAAATGTGGTCTTACACTTCAGCTGACGCTATCGCAACAGTCAACACAACTGGCTACTTCAATGATGCAGCCGACGTGTTGAAAGTTGGTGACCTGATCTATGTGTATGACTCAGCAACTCCAACAGCATCGCTTGTTGTTGTGTTGTCAAACACTGGAACAGTCGTTGACGTATCTGATGGCACTGCGCTGTCAGTTGCAGACGCTGACTAATCGAATCGGCTCCCCTCCAGGGGAGCCTTTTCTACATGAGGTGATACATGGCATCTGGTGATACCAAACTGTCCATCTGTTCGGACGCATTGATTCTACTGGGGGCATCGCCTCTTTCGTCGTTTTCGGAAGGCACTGACGCAGCTCAGATCTGCGACCGCCTATACGACGACCTCAAGGATTCCATCATCGCGTCGTACCCTTGGTCCTGGTCATTTAAGAAAGTGCAGCTGGCACGTCTGACATCGACTCCGGTCAATGAGTGGAAGTATCAGTATGCGTTACCTGGTGACCGCATTGCGGGTGTACGCGCAGTGTATGCATCAACAGCTACCGGCATCTCTCCAATCCAATACGGCTGGGAGATCCAAGGCGACAAGCTCGACTCAAGTGAAGAAACAATCGTGGTGGACTATCAGTTCTCACCTAACGAGTCGGCACTACCTACCTATTTCGTGCAGCTGCTGAAGTACGCAATGGCGGCTGACATTGCTGAGACAGTGACTGATCAGATCACAAAGGCTGACTACTTTGAGCGCAAGGCGTTCGGGTCACCTGGAGAAAACCGTCGTGGTGGATACTTCCGCCAGGCAACATCAATTGACGGGTCAACAAACTCTGTCGATGCAATTGAAGACTACACTCTGACCGCTGTGAGGTTCTGATGAGCCGCGTCATCCAGGTGCAAACAAACTTCACATCTGGCGAACTCGATCCCAAGCTCAGAGCCAGGATCGATCTTCAGCAGTATTACAACGGCTTAGAGACAGCGACAAACATTGTTGTCCAACCACAAGGTGGCTTTACCCGCCGAGACGGTAGTAAGTACATTGCAACGCTACCGACCCCGACAAACGATGCAGTGCGCATGGTGCATTTTGAGTTCTCTGTCAACGACAGTTATATGCTGATCTTTATTGATGAGCAGATGTATGTGTTCAAAGACGGCGTACAGATCACGAACATCAATGGCTCGGGGAATGACTTCCTTGCTGTATCAAGAATTACAGACAGCATCATCCCCGAGATGTGCTGGGCGCAGTCAGCGGATACGTTAATCATTGTCCATAAGGACATGATCCCTCAGAAGATCGTGCGCGGAGCAACTGACGCATCCTGGACAATCTCTGATTTATCCTTTGACTTTACGCCTCAGTTTGCGTTCAGCATTAGCACTGACGTCAGGACATCAGCCGGGACGCTGACTCCTGATGCAGCTGAAGGCAACATCACGCTCACAGCCCAACACTCAAACTTCAGTGCATCAGACATCAATCAATACATCAACGTCACCCCGCAGGGACGAATTCGCATTGTTGACTTCATCAGTAATACTGTGGTGAAGGGCATCTCTGAAGTGCCGCTGTTTGACGACTCAGTCATTGACGCAGCTGATTGGGAGGTTGAGTCAGGCTATGAGGATGCTTGGTCAGCGACAAGAGGCTGGCCACGCAGCGCAGTATTCTACGAAGGACGTTTATACTTTGGCGGATCGGACTCCCTGCCTTCAACCCTGTGGGGCAGTCGCGTGGGTCAGTTCTTTAACTTTGACCCAGGCGAGTCATTTGACGACGCAGCACTTGAGGCGACGTTAGATACAGGACGTTTTAACGCTATCATCGACTTGTATGCTGGTCGTAATCTTCAGATCTTTTCCACCGGCGGTGAGTTCTACATTCCGCAAACCCTGGGCGACCCGATCACTCCAAGCAATCTGTCGGTCCAGGAGCAAACATCGCATGGTGTGAAGCCTGGCATCCGGGTTGTCAACGTCGACGGTGCAACGGTATTCGTTCAACGCCAGGGCAAGACGCTTGCTGAGTTTATCTTTAGCGACACGGTCAACGGCTACATCGCCACCAAGATTTCTTTGCTGTCATCGCATCTCTTGAAAGACCCAGTAGAGATGGCAGTGCGCAAAGCCACGTCAACAAACGAAGGCGACCGACTCCTGATCTTAAACGATGAAGACGGGTCGATTGCTTGTTACACATTGCTGCGATCAGACAACATCATTGCTCCAACAGAGTGGACGACTGATGGTACATATCTGTCGATTGGAGTAGACATCGCCGATACTTACTCAGTCGTGAAACGAAACATCAACGGAAGCGATGCGTACTACGTTGAGATCTTTAACGCAGACGTGACCCTTGATTGCGCTAAGACTGCGACCGTAGGCAGCAGCACAGCCTCTGTAAGCGGACTTTCTTTCCTGGAAGGGGAAACGGTCAAGATCATCCGTGACGGCGTTGTAGAGCCAGATCAGGCAGTCTCAAGCGGAGCGATCACATTTGAGATTGCAGCAGAGGAGTCGTATTCGATTGGCCTTAACTTTACGCCAACGGTGACTACCCTTCCTGTTGAGCCGAGGTTGTCTTCAGGCAACATTCGTGGGTTCAAGAAACGTATCCTGGAGATCAACAGCGAACACTCCGAGTCACAGGCCGTGACGGTCAATGGTGAGCAAGTTGCGTTCAGGGCTTTTGGCGAGGACAATCTAGACCGAGCAGTGCAAGCGTTTACTGGCGTCAAGAGAAGTGGACCGCTTCTTGGTTATGTGAACGAAGGCAAGATTACAATCACACAAACAGTGCCACTGCCAATGAACGTATTGGCTCTGGACTACAAGGTTTCGATAGGACAGTAGTATGTCAAAGTTGATGATCATCGGTGCAATCGCTTCTGGAATCTCAGCAGTCCAGCAGATTCAGGCTGGTCGCGCACAGGCAGCAGCTTACCGCTCTCAAGCCAAGCAGGAAGAGCTGAAGGGCAAACAATCTGAATTGCAATACCGTCAGCGTGGAGTAGAGACACTGAGGGGTGTGAGGCAAAATCTATCTGCTGTAACCGCTAGGGCAGCTGCCGGGTCAATGGACCCATACTCCGGGTCGCCATTGTCATTGAAAAATTATGCTGTTAAGACAGGCTATGACGAATACTACTTAGATCAAGAAAACGCAGCTCTTGCATTAGCAATTGGTGAAGTCAATCGAGATCAAAACCTAATGGCTGCAAAGCAAGCTAAGCGTCAAGGCATGATGAACGCAATTGCTACTATTGGAACCACGGCAATGACTATGAGTTCAATTGGCGGGTTCGGCTCAACTACCACTACGACATTACCAGGCGGCACACTTCCTGGTTACACAACAACAGGGGCGCTATCGTAATGGTTATGCCACGTTATCAGCGCAGAGGAATCGGAATTGCTGGTATGCCGGCAGTCTCTACTGTTGGTCTGCAAGAAGCTGCGCGTACTAGCCAAACGCTTGCTTCTGCACTGGATCGAGTTTCTGGATTTGCACTCAAGCGGGCTGCCGAGCAAGCCGAGATAGAAGGTGCTGAGTTTGGCGCACTAAATACGCCAACGCTTGATGAGATCAAGACCAAGGGCAAAGCAGCAATCCCTGGGGACAAGACAACCATCTATGGGCGAGCCGCTAGAGAACAAGCGCTTGCAGGGGTGCTGACTCATTTTGAAATGGAAGCGAATAGTCAGATTACAGATCTGCGCATTAAGCTGTCCAAGGAAGAAATTAGTGCTGAACAGTTTAGGGACGGGCTGCAAAAACTTAATGCAGGGCTGTCTGGCGTTTTATCTACCATCGATCCTGCTGCGGCAAACGAGTTACGCAAAGCAATCCAAACAACAGGTAACTCTTCATACCTGACAGCTCTAGCGAAAGAGCAGGACATGATGCGCAAAGACATGGAAGTCATTGCAGAAATCAGGATGCGCGAATTGATTGATGGCATTGATGGCCAAGTGCCAGGGATCATTGAAGACATCGTCGCTGCTGGAGACACAGTCGGTCCAGATGGAAAGATTGTGTCGATTGACGACAAGATTGAAGACATCATTCTTCCTCAACTTGAGCGTATGGCTCTAGAGCTTTCCGATCCGGAGTTCTACTCCAAATACGCAGACAAAGTGCGTCAGCGAGTTAGTGACGCCAAGGTCAACACAGTTGTCGAGACGATTACCCAGGACACGTTAAACTTGCTTGAAGATGACGAGCTAGATCAAGAGCGCTCTTTTGAAGACAACCCAAGGATTAAAGCAATCTATGCAACTCTTTCTTCAGATGAGCGTAAGGCCGTTAGAGAGCAAGTTGATGCGTTTGTTGACGAAAAGTATAGAAACCAGGACGCAGATTTAGTCAGAGCAGAGAAGGCTCGATCAAAGAAAATCCTAGATACATCGATTGCGATATACCAGGCTATCGAGTCTGACGATGAAGAACAGATTCAAACCCTGATTTCTGAGATGAGCCGACTTGATCCAGACAAGGCTAGGTCATGGGAAAAGGTTGCGTCATCGGGCGGAGCGACTGCTGACGACATAGATATCGTTCAAACTTTGAATGTCGAAATGACTAATGGTCGCATGACTGTATTTAGGCTTAATAAAGCGCTTACTGACAATCTGATTACCCGAGATACTTACGACTCAATGTTTAGTCGGTTTAGCGCAATGACAGACAAGCGTTATGGTCAAGGGAAGCGATATTTGAAAAACGCAATTGGATACCCAGAGTACGATTCTGTTGCCATGGGTCCAGTTCAAAGGACTGCTGTTCGTGACCTGGCAGCATTGGAAAATGAATATCTTGCTATTAAGCAGCAAGCGTTATCGACCGGCACAGCTCCACCAGACCCATTTACCTGGTTTAAAGAAAAGGCAGATTCGGCAAGCATATACGATCCAGCTCAAAGAGAAGCCGATCTTGAGGTCATCACTGAGCAGTTCAATTTCAGTGAATTTGAAAATTATGGTCAGATGCGCGCTAGAGCAAACCGGATGTTTCAGAATGGCAATATTGAAGAAGAAGATTACGCAAGGCTTGAAGAAGCGTTTACTAACTTCCAGAAGTACAACATGGAATATGGGGAGTTTCAGCAGTGAGCAGCTTTGATGGATTCTGGGATACCGTGACAGGTATGGCTAATGGCCGAGACGATTTGATGCTTGGACCAGACGGCCAGATTGCTCGCAAGAAAGAGCATGATGCTGCGATGATGCCAACAACAGATGAGTCAGTGACAGACGAGGCTGTGGTTGAGGGCATCATGGGTGTACAAGATCCTATGCAAGAGCAAGCAGAACAGGCGTTTGCTGAAGGTATTGAGAAGCAGGAAGAGTTGGAACTTGTCCGTCTCGGGTCAGGGCTAATTGGGCTGCCTATCTCT